CAATCAGACTTCCTGACCAAAATCGGTCAGGTTGAAAAGCCAGCAACTAAGTCCAAGAAAGACGAGGAATAACCTAAATGGCAGTATTTCTAAACAATGGCGTAGGCGTTAAGGTCAATTCAGTCGATCTAAGCGACCACGTCAATAATGTTTCATTAAACCGCAACTTCGACCAGCTCGAAGTAACAGCAATGGGTGACTCAGGTCACCGCTTCATCAAGGGTCTCGAAGCATCTTCAATCACTCTTGATTTCCTCAATGACACAGCAACAGGATCTGTTCTTCAGACCCTTCAAGCTGCATGGGGAACAAACGTAACTGTAGTTCTTCTACAGAACAAGGGAACAGCTGTATCAGCAACCAACCCTCTTTACACAATGACTTGCCTCATCAATGGTACAACTGACATTAACGGCGCAACAGGCGACCTAGCAATGCAGAGCCTTACTTTTGACGTATCAGGTACAATCGCTGTAACAACTTCAGGTTCATTCTAATAACTAAGTAAGGGGCTAAAATGGCAAAGCTAAGGGTTACAACGTCAGACAATCAGGTGACTGATTACGAAATCACTCCGTTGATTGAGTACGCGTTCGAGCAATACGCCAAGAAGGGCTTTCATAAAGCACTTCTAGAAGACCAGAAGCAGTCAGATATTTACTGGCTCTGCTGGGAAGCAATACGACGTTCAGGTGCAACAGTTAAACCTTTCGGGGAAGCGTTCCTTGAGACCCTCAAGACAGTTGAGGTCTTAGACTCAGACCCTTTGGTATAGATCGGAACTCCGTTACTTATCTCGCAACTAGATTGAGTTATGAGTACGGAGTTCCGTTCCAATCCATAGTTGAACTGACGCCTATGGCGTTTAAGTATCATGTCCAGCTGTTAAAGGACATAGCGAAAGCGAGGGAAGATGGCAACCGTAGAAATAAGAGGTAACTCTGACCTACGCAAGGCAATGCGCCGCTTCGCACCCGACCTTGAAAAGAACTTACGCAAAGAGATGGCATCTGGTCTTAAGCCAGTAGTAGCCAAAGCTAAAGGATACGTTCCAGCAGAATCACCTATGTCAGGCTGGGCTGCTCGTTCATTTAATCAAGGCAAGTTTCCTACATTTAATTCTGGCGTTATCCAACGCGGTATAACTTATTCCACAACTGTAAGTAAGACTAATAAGAACGGTTTTAATTCCATGGCGGCTATTTACAACAAGTCCGCTTCTGGTGCTATTTATGAAACCGCAGGGCGCAAGAATCCCAACGGACAGCCTTGGGTTGGTCCTAAATCTGCTGGAACAAGTAAGAAAGTTTCTCGATCTAATAACCCTAATGCTGGGCAGACATTTATTAACAATCTTCCTCCTTTGGTATCTAGCCTTCAGGGTCAAGGACGTCTTATTTATCGGGCATGGGCAGAAGATAAAGGAATCGCTCACGGCATAGTTATGCGCGCAGTAGATAAGTCAATTACCGAGTTCTACGCTAGAAGCAACGCTGGCACTCTAGGAAAGGCTGCGTAATGGCTAACGAGAATGTCAATATCCTTATCAACAGTAAGGCAGACCTTAAGGGATTTAAGGAAGCCGAAACTGCTGCTACTAAACTTAACAAGAACATCAAGACCCTTGCTACAACCCTTGGTGCAGCTTATGGTGCTAGGGCTGTTGTCAATTTTGGCAAGTCAGCAGTTAAAGCCTTTGCAGAAGACCAAGCTGCCGCAGCCAAACTAACCAACGCAGTCAAGAACCTTGGTCTGGCTTATGCCAACCCACAGATTACTAAGTTCATATCGGATCTTGAGAAACAATCAGGAATCGTAGATGAAACTTTGCGTCCAGCGTTTCAAGCTTTGCTGACCCAAACTAAGGATTTAGCAGCAGCACAAACGTTGCTTACTAGCGCAATCGACATTTCTAGAGGCTCTGGTATTGACCTTGCAACCGTTACACAGGATTTAGCCAATGGGTACGTTGGTATTACTCGAGGACTTAAGAAGTACAACACAGGACTTACTCAGGCTCAATTAAAGTCCAAGTCTTTTGCTGAAGTCCTAAGCATATTAAATAACGAGTACGCTGGGGCTTCTAGCACCTACCTTGACACTTATGCTGGCAAATTAGACGTATTGTCAGTAGCAGCGGACAACGCTAAAGAGTCAATCGGTAAGGGTTTAATTGATGCCTTTGCTCGCATAAGTGGCGGATCATCAGTTCAAGATACAGTTCATACAATCGAGACCATTACTGGCGCAATCAACGCTATGGTCACAGCAGTCAGCTTTGCAGTTGAGGGATTGGTCAAACTTTACAAAGGTCTAGATTTCCTTACTTCCTTTGGCGGGCTTACAGGTGCTAACGGCAAGATAGCCCAAAAACTCAATCCTAAGCCTGCTACAAGCTCGACAACCAATACCCAGACAACTATTGCCAAGACACAGATAAAGGCTTCTACAGCCCTTGTAAAGGCTCAGAAGACTTCTACAGCAGAACTTAAGAAGCAAGCCCAGTTGAAGAAAGACGGCACAGTCTTTGACATGGAGCAGATTCAACTTATTGCAGCTCTAAAGGGCAAGTTGTCTGACGAAGATCGTAAGCGCGTAGAACTTCAATTAGCTCTACTTAACGGTAACGTAGCGGCAGCGGACGCTTTGACTAAGCAAGTTCTTATGGCTCAGGACGCTACTGGAAACCTTTACAAGTATTTCTTGACTGTACCAGATGCTAAGAATCCCTTTGGTTATTTAGACAAGTATTTAGACCAGTTGCAGGCAAAGATGAACTCATTGCAGTTCCCTCTTGCCACAAGTACAGCCGCATACAGCCCAGCAGCATTAGCACCAGAGTTAGCAGCTATTGGCGTGGTTGCAGGTTACGGCGACTATTCTGGATCTGTCACTAACCAAGCATCAAGCGCACTAGGTAATGGCTCATACGGCATGCAGACGGTCGATACACCTGCGGCACAATCAGGCGGAACAACCGTAAACAATTACTTTGGCGGCAACGTAGTCACAGATCAGTCTCTTATCGACCTTATTATGAACGGCACACAACTACGTAGCCTTTCTGGCTCACCTAGCCAGATTGGTCGTATCGCTGGAATGTTCGGATAATGGCATTACCAGCACAGATAGCCGTTTCCTTCGATTACTCCAATGGTGCAACCTTTGGTTATTCAGGGTTCGTAATTGGTGACCCTAAATACGGAATCCTAGGCACTAATACCCTTGGCACTTCTGCTCTTCCAGAGCCAGTTATTGACCTTACGCCTAACGTCTATCAGATTTCTATTACGCGTGGTCGTAATATTCAGCGCGACACATATGAGGCTGGCACATGCACAGTTCGAGTATTAGATCCTTTATCTTACTTTAACCCACAGAACACAGCGTCTCCTTATTATGGCTACCTTGCGCCTTTGCGTAAGCTGCGCGTATCTGCAACTACAGCCACAACTCAGAAATATCTATTCTCTGGCTATATCACAGACTATAAATATACCTACCCAGTAAACCAAGATACTGGATATGTCGATATTTCATGTACAGATGCCTTCCGTCTATTTCAGATGGCTAATATCTCAACTGTGGCTTCCAGCCCAGCAGGGCAGACTACCTCTGCTCGTGTTTCAGCAATCCTCAATCAAGTATCGTTTCCTACTTCTATGCGCACTATCTCTACAGGGCTTAACACTTGTATTGCAGACCCCGGAACCAACCGCACAAGCCTTGCAGCAATCAAGAACGCTGAAGTATCTGAAACTGGCGCGTTCTATATGAACGGCGCAGGCACAGCCATATTCAAGAATCGCACAGACGTTATGAACTCGCTCGCTGCTGCTCCTACAGCATTTGACCAGACTGGCGGTATTCCATACCGCAACCTCGTGTTTGCCTTCGATGACAAACTCATTATTAACCAAGCCAACTTTGCCCGTGTTGGCGGTTCAACAATCACAGCAATTAACCAGCCTTCTATTGACAAGTATTTCCCTCACTCAATCACACAAACTGATTTAGTGGCTGAGACTGACGCTATTGTCAGCAATATCGCCCTTGAGTACGTTGCTACTAGAGCTGCAACTACTATCCGCATTGACGAAATGGTTGTAGACTTGCTAGATCCAGCAGTACCAACCGACACAATGATTGGGCTGGACTTCTTTGATAACCTGCTCATAACCAATATTCAGCCAGACGGCTCAACTATTGTAAAGAACCTGCAATATCAGGGCATTAAATGGGACATCACCCCTAACAAGATGATGGCAACTATTACAACGCTTGAGCCAATAGCCGATGGATTCGTGGTTGGAAGCTCATATTACGGTATAATCGGCACTAATACATTGGGATACTAGGAGATATAATGGCAGCAGGACTACCAGCAGCAACAGGCGACGTACTTACCGCCTCTACAGTCAATGGTCTGGTGACGTTTACTATTAACGCAGACGCTACTGTGGACTACACAACAGTCCTTAACGATCAGTATCAAGTTCTACAGCCTATGAATAAGGCTACAGCGATTGCCTTTAAGATTCCTACAAACGCTTCTGTAGCGTTCCCAGTAGGCACAGCAATCACAATTCTCAATAAGGGCGCAGGGCTTTGCACAATCTCAGCTGTGACCTCTGGCACTACCACAATCCTCTCAGCAGGTGCAGTAGCAGCTTCTCCTACTTTGGCTCAATACAAAACAGCCGTTTGCATTAAGACCGCTACAGATACTTGGTACGTCACAGGCGGCATTGCATAGTGATTGGCGCAATCACAGCAGGGTTATTGGGTGGAGTCGGTGCTGCTGCTGCAAAAGCAACAGGCGGCACGATTACTTCTGATGCTACTTATTTTTATCATACCTTTACTAGCAATGGAACTTTTACTCCGTTAGCAACTTTAAGTTGTGACGTCCTTGCCATTGGCGGCGGTGGAGCGGGTCAATATAATGGGTATGGCGGCGGTGGAGCGGGTGGAGTTATCGCTACAAACAGCGCAATATCATTGTCTGCTACAGGTTATTCAGTCGTAATTGGAGCTGGAGGTACAGGATCAACTGGTTCTTTTAATGCTACTAGCGGTGCTGATTCAACATTTAATGGTGCTTCTGCACTAGGCGGTGGAGCGGGAAACGCAGCTGGTGGTTCTGGCGGTGGAGGAGCTTCTGCTTTTAGCAGCCCAGGAGGAGCCTCAACACAAACAAGTCCAAGCGGATATACAGGTTATGGAAATGCAGGTGGTAACGGAACTGCTGCAACATTCCTTGGCGGCGGTGGTGGTGGTTCTGGAAGTGCTGGTGTTTTAGTTAATGCTGGTAACGGTAAAAACACTTGGTCTTCATGGGCTTCTGCTACTTCTACAGGCGTAAGCGGATATTACGCAGGTGGAGGAAACGGAAGCGGTGGAACTGCTGGTTCTGGCGGAGCTAACGCAACTGCTGCTGGAACCGCAAATACTGGTTCTGGTGGAGCAACAGGTTTAGATGGCGGCGGAAATGGTAAAGCAGGCGGTTCTGGTCTAGTTATTGTGAGGTATCTAAAGTGAGTCATTGGGCTGAATTAGATGCAAACAATAAAGTTCTTCGTGTAACGGTTGGTGATAACAACGACCCTAACGGTGATGAAGGATACCAATGGCTAATAGATAACCTTGGTGGCACTTGGGTTAAGACTTCATATAATGGCACCATTCGCTACAACTTTGCAGGCGTTGGTTATTCGTATGATCCTGTAGATGATGCTTTTATTGCCCCTATCCCATGCAATCACCCAGATTTAATTCTTAATGCTAAGAAACGATGGGAGTGTGAAAGCTGTGCAGCCGAAATTATGCAAAGCAGGACAACAGCTTAGACTCCAAGTCGATGATACTTATTCAGACAGAGATAGAACCTCGGACGGCTGGATTGGCGACACTCGTCATCAAGCAGGTGTGTCTGACCACAATCCTGATTCAGCAGGTATCGTCCGAGCGATTGATATTGACAGGGATTTATCTGGCAAAGCCAAGCCAGACCTCATGCCTAACCTTGCAGATCAGATACGACTCTGTGCTCGAGCTGGCGATAAGAGAATCTCTT